AGGAGCCTCGCCACCTTGAACTGGTGCGGATTTCCATCCCGGTCCACCAGCTTTAATTTGTTCAATCTCCCACATGAATTCTGCATCCTTACGCATGAATCCACGGTTAGCCAGAATATCTTGATCCGACCAGCCCAAGTATTTCTTCTGACTGTAAGTCTTGGAAATGGATTCGTTTTGGGAAATTGTGTTAAAGGATTCGAATTTCAATTGCAATTTTTGTTTTTCCCGCAATTCGTAGAAATTGGTTGGCGGGTTAAATTCAATCTCCAAAGAATGTTCTTTGAGCTCTAGCTTGTCCCACACTTTTTTAAGTTTAAGATGCGTGATGAATCCAGGTTTGATGCCGGAAGCAAAGCGCTGTTGTAAGCGCATAACAAACCGAGCAAACTTTAATTCTTCCCGAAGGATGTTTTCTCCATCATTAAAGACATCTTCCGGATTAACCCGGTTAGTCGGCACCTTGAGGGCTTTGTAAAGCTTTTTGACAAAGTAAATTAAATCGGTCAATTCACCTAAATTAGCACCGCCGGCTAATTGGGTAACACTAGTACCTTCGGAACCAGCACGCTTTGCAAACCAGTAAGCATCCAACATGCTTTGTGGATTGAATTTGTTAACGGTTCCGCCTTGGTCGGAATCAAAAGTGCGCTTCGACCAATAATTGGTCATCAATTTACGCAAATAGGCTTCCGCTTTAGGTGGAGACATATTACCCACATCCACGTTAAAGACCAAACGTTCCGGGGCGCGAACCAAACGATAGATGACAATAGAATCTTCGATTAAGCTCAATTGGCGATAGGCGCGGCGAGCATTTTCAATGAAAGGCAAACGCAAGGTCTTATTCTCATTCCAGATACCGGAATTGATATAGATGACCTGATTCTGATCCATTGGGATCATTTTTACCTCTTTGACCTTTGTCGGATTATTAGCATCGTGGATGGGTTTACGAAGCAAAAATCCCTTCACCATCAAATTCTGGACGTTGTTGTAAATCGGGTCCAGCATGTCTGACGGGATAGAAATGACACCCAAGATGCCGGCCTCAGGATGATCCTTGTGAATGATATTTTCAAAAAAGACCTCGGCATCTACCAGCATCTGGCGAAAATATTCCCAGCCCTTGCGATTCAAATCGAAATAACCAATATAGCGTTTGAATTCTTTTTCGATTTCTTCTTTCTTGTCTAGCGACAAATCTACATCTTTGAAAACCAATTTTGCAACATTGCCTTCACTATCGGTATTAATGGCTTCGTCGCAGATTTCATCCAACGCATCCGATACTTCCGAAAAGGCCGCCATCACCCGATATTCCATGAGACGTTTGCCTTTGTCCGGTTGGACACTGGCATACATATAATCATAGAATTCTTTGTTTCTTAAAACATTTGCCGCCGGTTCATCATAAAGAATCGCCGAAGAAATGGATTTGTTGATTAAATTTTCTTGCTGCTTAGCCCCTTTATTGTAGAAAACCTCAAACTTAGGGTTAATTTCTTTGATGCGGTCGATGACGCTAAACCCGGAATAAGGCAGACGGTTGCCCACAAAACGCATTAGCTCACGACCGAAAGTACTTTCTCTATTAGAATTTTGGGGCTCCATTGCCATAATAATTAAAGATATTTATCGAATGTCTTTTGTATTCCCACAGGGTTTATTAATGGCGATAGATAGAGCTACTGACCGTATTAGTTGTCGTATTTCCAGAAAGTGACACGGTTTCCAGATTTGAGTAAATCTTTGCACTAGCCGGGTAGAAGAACGTTTCTCCGGTCAGGCTGCTGTATTGCGTGATATCCGCCGTATTGTATAGATTCTCATTAATGTAAAAGATATTGCCTACGGGGTCCTGAGCTGCTGGGAACAGCCATCCCTTTATAGTAAAGGACGTATCAGCGGATACTTTGTATTTTTCTGCAGCGGCGATGTCCGTCGGATAGGATAACGGAATACTGCCGTTCCAAAGAACCTCACTTCGTATTTCTTGAGCCGAGCTGATGCCAAAATCTGACGGGATCTGCCAAGAGATAATGATGTAGGGGTTGTTATAGGGGACAAAATTAGAAAGGATCTGGTCCATGTCTGACTGAAACTTTGTCATAATGGACATATTGACGGTAATATCTACCGGAACGGGGGTACGAACATGTACACTATTTGGCAGGTACTGCCCGTTTTGATTGGTGCCGTAATAAAACCCGTTTACTTTATTGAACACCCGATCGGGGCTTCGGTTAATGGAAGCAATGCTGACGGCAATAACGGGAACGGTAATGTTCTGCGCTAGATTGACCAAATCATACATCACCCGCTGCTTAGGGGAGTATACATATCGTACTTGAACGGAGCTATCGGCGGTTCGATTGCGGAGAAAGCGTTTGATGACCACATTATCGAATGCAGCCACAAACTGGGTAATCAAATCTTTAATCTCAAAATGATAGGCTTGTTGTTTAATAAGATTCCTTTCCCTCAAATCCAAACCCTAAACTAAATGGTGTTCTGCCTTCTGCAGCGCCTAAGGCTTTAAGTGTTGGATTTAATTTTATCATATGATTATTTAAGGGTTCAAAACATCTCTTACACAATTTACTAAGTGTTGGTTTAGAAATTTTTAGGGCTTTTGCTGCATCGGATAAGAAATCAAACGCGCCGTTGGGGGTAATCCAATGTCCCTTCCAGGAATTGTTTTTTGTTCCTTTGCGGTTTATTTTAGCCCAGCGACTTATTTTTTGTTTGGTATTTTTAGACCGCGGAATTCCTACTCTTGCCGTTTGAATTTTTTTGCGAGCTAAATGCGAGGAGGAACCTTTACGAAGAAATACAGCGTTGTCCTTTAAAGTCTCTACAATTTTTCCGATAGAAATTTTTAAAAGTTCTTTAATGTCTTTTATACTCAATCCTGCCGCATAGTGCATTAATATTTTTTCAATATCAGCCGGTGCAACGGGTTTATAAGCGCGGGCCAATTTGCCGCAATAGTATTCCCCTATTTTGCCACCGGTGCCACCCTCGGCGATATTGTAATCGCCAAATTTAGTGATATATTGCTTTTCTTTTAAATCTACTAGATTATGGGGCACCTCTTCTAAGGTATACCATATAAATTGATGCCAACCATATTTTTTGACAGCATCATAAAATGCTGATCGATATGGTAATTTTCGATTGCTTAATTGCTTATGAAATGCTATGCGAACTTCTAGGGGGTTACTAGTTTTGCCGATATATTTTTTACCATTTATTAAACATTCAATACAATAAATAATAGCCATACTATTATTTATCTTTGACCTCAAGATGGAATTATATTTAGTGAAACCGCTCCAGGAAGTGTTTGGGTAATTTATCCTTGCACCGTATTAAAACGTCGGTAATCCCGCCATCTAAAATGTAGGTTACTGAATGATCATTTACATTACGAGTAGCACGACCACACGCTTGAACCAAAGTATTGAGCATTTTATTCTCATACCAAGGGCGGTCCAATTCGAATAACTTTTTGATGCGTTTATTACCTAAAGGCAGGTAAGGCAATTTGATGATAACCTGAAACCGCGCCAGGTCATCTTTCAAATCTACACCATAAGACAAAGAAGGACTTACTAAAACGGTAGGATCCTTAAAAACCGTGTGCTTCTCCAGGATATCCTCATTGTTATCCTTGTCGTTACGAAACAAAAACCGATGATTTGAACCTAATTTCTTTTGCAAGAAATTGCAAATATCCATGCTATGGGTATGAATAATACCCTTTTCATTTTTGTGATGTTCGCAGATTTTAGCCACCTCTTCAGCAATCATCGGCAAGAGTTTATTCAGGTTGTTATAATTAATACGATATTTTGATGCGACATAAATAGGCGACTTTTTAGCATCAAACGTCGAATCCACTTCGATGTATTCGTAATTCGTAATCCCTAAAGTCTTTGCGTAATGCTTATGGTCGATGATGGTTGCCGACATGAGCAACACTTTATCTGCATAATCAAATAGATTGTGTGATAAGTTGTTCACTTTCAAAGGGGTTAACGTAACCCCGTCTGCGGAACGATCAACAACATATTCACATTGAGTCCAAGATTCTTGAACGGTTTTGACCGAATTCAAAAGATTGCGCAATGCTGTCAGCTTAGCCTTATCCACCTGAGAAAGGGGATGTTTAGACTTGGCGACCTTTGAGGTGATGGTCTCGATTTTGTTATCAATCTGTTGTTTGATATCACCGACCCACGGCAAAACAGCTTCATACGCGTCGGAAAGCAAAGGTTTGTATTCGATACCACAATATTTCAGCTTAGTGTAAATGATGTCCGCGGAAAACATCTTAACCAACTCTTCCTCCAACTCAGAAGCTTCATCGCAAATGATAATATTTTTATGCTTGATATGATCCGGCAGGGCCAAAAACATTTTGTAATTGTAAGCACTGAAGGGCGCCAACAAAGCATCATTACGAGCATTGTAATAAGGGCATTTGTTTGCCTTCCAACAATCGTCCTTCAACTTCGGCAAGAATAAGCAGGGAGCCGTATCCACATCAAAATTGTTGTCAATAGCACAATCATAATTGGATTTGCCTTTGAGCATCTTGGTTTCTTTGAAAGACTCAGTGTATTGATTCTGCAAAGCTTTGGTGATTGTCAACACTGCCGCGCCATGAGCCGGTTGTTGGCGACATTCCTCGGCATTAGAAAAGCCACCAGTGTACTCCATACGGAAGGCATCGTAGGTGCGAATCAATTCTACGAAACGGGTCGACGGCATTTTCGCATAAGCTTGCAAGGTGCGTGCTAAAAAGCTTTTGCCAGAACCCGTCGGGGCGTTACAGATGACAAATTTCGTTCCTTTTGCAAAAGCGCGCTCAATGCGCTCCAAGGTATTTACTTGGTTTTCCGTGGGGGTATACGGATGAGGAAATTCAGAGACTAATTTAGACATTACTAAATTCTAAAGTATTTTTCGCAAAAAAGCAAGATTAAATCTTACGAATTGTGACTTCAGAGTTGTAATATTTGGAGGGGTTCTTTATGAAGTAAAACAAAATGCTATGCTCTACTTCCGGGTCCCTTTTTGTAAAATACTCTTCCAAATAAGATAACACCAAATGATCCGGGTTGTTGGTGTATTTAAAAGGGTAAGGAATTTCAAAGTGAACCATCTTGGTAGAATTGTTTGGCAATAATTGGAAGTCCAAATAAAAATCCTTTATGGCAAACAGCACTAATCGGCCTTCCTTTAATACCTTGTCCCGATGCACGAATTGAATATTCTTTTGCAACAGCGCGGTAAAATCCTTTTCAACATGCTCCATGTATATATTCATGAGTTCATAAACTTAATTTTTTGCTGAGGACTCATCAGGACTAGCCGCTCATTAAAAAATTTCCAAAATCCAGCATTGGGGACCAGAGTTACTAATTCACACGCATCCATATTAACACACCGGTAATCCTGCATAAAGATGTCCCAAGTAATTAGCAAATTTTTTTGTACGGGGTTGAATCTCGGTTGGTTATAAGCCGGCCGAAAATTTAAAGCAACACGGCCTTGATTGCTATTTAAGAGACTAAGATCCCCTGTACATAGCATACGCCGAAAAGGCGGCGACCCTGGTTTAAGGTGTCGCCGCATAAACTTTATCTCCAAAACATTACTTTTTTGAAGATTTTGCAGTGATGCTAGCGACACTCTCATTGTCTTGGATCATGGAAGCAATGCCGAAAATACGTTGTTCGTTAATGAAGATACCCTTTTCTAGTTCGCCGTAACCTTCGATATCAATTTTGGCAATGGGGATGCCGAGGTTGTTCGGGAAGATAATATAATCCCCGACCTTAGCGTGTTTAACGTTAGGCCCGGCTAGAAGAACTCGACCGATACGCCAAGCTTTGGTGTCGGCGTTTCCGGGAATATAAATACCGCGACGTAGAATAGCAGTCCCGTCCCGGGATTCATCCACAAACTCTGCCAACATGACATCGTCCAGGATTTGTTTTAGTTTGAACCCGTAGAGAACCGAATTGAAGGTGTTCTTGGGTAGTTCCGATAAGTCTATGAGACTTTTTTGTGTGGGCAATACATCAATAGGTAATGGCATGCTATTATTGAGTTTAACCCTCAATAATGGCAACCATCCCTTTGAACATTTTTATTTCTCGTTGAGAACACTCCCGATTTTTAGCAATCAAGGCCAAAACCAAATCGGCTTCCTCATCTTCTTTAACCTTTTCGGTTTTGGCCTTCTTAACATAAGGGATGCGCTTTTGGCGTAAGCGCGGATAGACCGACACGAAGAAATTGAATTGGTCTTGCTTGGTATTAAAAATATTGGTGTACTTATTAGTGGTCTGATTCACTAAATTCGCCATTTCCGGAGAATACATGGAAATCCAACGATTGATCATGTAAGCACTAAAGGTGGATTCATCATCCACATTGCTAAAGACGGTGTTGTCTTTGCTATGAAGGACGGCATTTACATAATCAAAAATGGTATTTTTCATTGTATAATAATACGATGCGGGCTTATAATGGCTAGCTCTTCTCGCAGCCTTTCATATTTTTCTCGCCATTCTATTTCTCGGTCTACAGCTCGACACGTGTCTGCATAGGCTGGTGTCCAATAAGGATGATCTTCACCAATTCGGAGTTTTGTTGTGTCGCGGGTATTTTGCATAGCTGCTGTGGATATAGCAGCCAATTCCATGATGTGCTCTTCGTTTACTGGGGGGAAGTGCCCTGCCAGATCCACTGTGGTAATTTCAAGCCCGGCGGTCATGCTGATCTAGCAAGAGAATAATCTTTTCGACAATTTTCGCTTGTCCTTCCTCACTACCGGGAAAGGTTTCATAAGGAATTAAATTGTCTTCTAACATCGTAGCAATGACTTTATCCAATTCCTTTGCTTCGGCTTCGGATTGATTGCGCCCTTTGGGGTTGTAAGGTTTGACTCGCGTCAAAAAGATATCATAAGTCCACATCTTCTTGTGCTCATTATGCGCTAATTCTTTTAGAAGCGGTCGCTTCTCTGAATCATAAATCGGAGATAGAATGATCGGACTATCGGTAATAATCGCATCTACTTGCCCCAATAAGCGGAAGATGCGATGATACTGCTCGCCAAGAATATAAATCTGGTCTTTGAGTGTCTTGTGACGTTCTTCCCAGGTTAGATCTTTGGCAAATTCGCCCACCAGCTCCACATTACGATGACGCCATTTAAGTGCTGAATATACACCAGCAGCCATAGTAGACTTGCTGACTCCGGGGCCTCCATAAAAGTTTACGACAAGGGTGTTTAACATAAAACAATGCCAGTATTGGCTTCTACACGATGAGCTCGATCATCGTAAAATGCTACCATACCATGATCCTTAATACAAGTAACGGCTAATTTTTGACCAATGTGAACTTCACACCAATCATGAATAGCGGTGCGAACTGCTTCCAGGTCGCGATTTTCGTAAGGCGCCACTCGCGCGGTAAAGATACGAACTTCTTTACCTTCTTCTAGCCAACGCTTTACACGATTGACCATAAGGGGAATGGGTTCGCCGATAATGGTTTCACCTTTGAAACCATCATAGCGGGCTAAGGTTGCATCTAAATCTACGCCAATCCAGGGATTCATATTAAACAATTACTTTTGAGGTGGCAATGAAGATATCATCAACCATCGGATAGAAAATACCAATGACATCATTCATAAATGCGGTAGCTTGTTCATTGGTCAAATTGGTGGAATAAGCAAAAGCAGGTGCCTTTTTGCCGGCGGTGATGTTAATAGCGGTATGACCTAGCGCCACATTATTGGAGCTGTAGGTAATAGATACACTGGCCTTGCCCTTGGGTTGCACAACGCCGCCTTGATTGTGTTCTTTATGAACAATCAAATCATCGCCATCGACCTCAATAGGTGCTTTGAGGTATTTGACACTCAAGATGTTGGCGATCTGGGTGTTGAGCAAGCGTTGAAACGCTACCGCACCAAAAGGACAAAGGTTTGGAATTTCCCAACAGAAATTGATCGCATCATCACTATAAATGTAATCCTTGGACAAGATATCTTCATTGTCAATCATGCCTTCCGCTTCGACCTGCATAGGAGCACGAAAAGCAACAATGTTGCCAATAGGAAGGGTTTTGTCTCGGAAGAATTTGTAAGCAAAGCGGGAGTGGATAAGATTGCCATCGTAAAGAGATTGTTGAATAATCATAATAATATGATATATCCCTTTATTTGATTTTCAAGCTTTTTTTTTGCGACTTAACGATTGTGAATTAACAATTGACCCCAAGATTCCGTGCGATAGGGGTTGCCATATTGTGTAATGTCAAATATGGGTTCTTGGTTGTATTTTTTGCAAAGTAAACTAAGAACGGCTTGGTCGTGTCGGTGATCTATAAACACATCATAATTAGGAAAGTCTTGTGTATTCGGCATGTCTGTCAATATTCGTTCATCCTCACAAAAGGCTAGCCATTCCGTCACTATCTTTTCTGTAAGTTCAGTTTTCCGTATCGTTAGGTAACTAGCCCCATATTGACTAGTAATTGATTGATTATCGCACCCCATTAATACGTAAGCGTCTCTTTTTGTAACCATGCGATCGTTTCCGGTGCCATCATTAACACGAAACATCAGAATGTTTTTGTCGGCTATGAAATTAAAAATTGGTGCTAATGATTGAATTTGGATAATCGTCGCATCCGCATAAAAAAGAATGTCATCATAATCCATTTTTGACAAAATTCTTTTAATTAAATGAGGTTTCCACAACCAATATCCCGCGCCACGCGATTGATCAAATATATGAGCAAATTTTTTACGATATTCTGCATCTATGCTATGCTCATCCAATGAATAATATTTGTCGAAATCTCCTATTTTTTGAAAGGATAGGAGAGACTTTTCTTTGAAGGAAGAAAAATAATTTGTAGAAGTACCGTAATTTAAGAAGTATTTTTTCACTTCACGGGGACATATATAATAGCCGCTTTACGCAAAGTGTCAGTATACTCAATGCGATACGCCCTATTAATTTGTTTGACGGCTTCTTCGAATTTTTCTTTTGTCGGCCATCCCGGTCCGTTTAGATCTATCGCATCATCGACGATTATCACATGATTCTTTATATTAGAATGCTCGTTTATCGCTTGCAATTCTTCGATAATGGGGGAATAACTAGGGGAGTGAGCATCTAGCAATATCACAAATCGGGTATCGGGGCGATCGGTCAACGCATTAACAAGAAAAGGTACTGAATCCCCGGAATAAAATGTTATGTTGGGGTGAGTCTTTCTTATTTCTCTGTATGCTGCCAATAAACCCGGGTGGCCATATGGATTTTTCTCTACATACTTTTCAACTGTGCTAACGTTGTCAAATAATTCCGCAAAAAATGTTGTCGTATCGCCTTGATATGTGCCCGTTTCTATTGCGTCCTTAATTCCTTCAATATCAGAAATAGAGTTTTTGTGATTAAACAAAATCTGACAAAAAAGGTTTGGAACATCAACACAAGACGGGTGAGCCACTACACGTGACCACCGACTATCTTGTTTATCATATGTTTTGATTTTCATGCTTATTTTGGTTTAAAAACTAAAAATCCTTGATCCTTCAGGACACGTTCGAATTTATGGGTTTGGGAAAGCATCTCCACAAAAACATCTATCATTTTTTTGTCACCAACGAGTTCTTCACGGGTGATGTCGTGTCCGCATTTTTTACAATGTTCATTAAATGTACCCCATGAAGAACCCCAATCTTCATAAATCCACAAATCATCTGCAATGATAACATCGTCGTTACCTCTTTTTGAGATAAGCGATAACTCTGCTTCTAAGGGAATTTTTTTTGATAGGTTTATCTCGCTCTTATAAGACGCGAGATTAGCATCACACCCCGGAAAATGTGCATCTAACCAAAATAGTACAGGCTCCTTTATCGTCGGCAATATTTCTTTCAAAACATCGGGTGAATTGCCTAACAAAATTTGTACTCTTGGATTTGTGGCGTATTTGTTTTTCGCCTGTTGATAAAGCGTTTCGTTTATTTCAATAGAAATAATTTTTTCAAAGCCACATTCCAAAGCATAATCTACCCCATCCCCATACAGGGTACCGGTTTCTATGAAGGTAGTAATATTTTTTGCTTGTGCGATGTTCTTTAAATCGAAAGTGCGTATAGATCCCATAAATCAATCTTTCTGAAGTACAAAACAACCAACACCAAACGCCCGGTCCTCATACAGTACTTCTTCCATGTTTTGCGGGGTTTCAATATTCCATGTACCATTACGAGGCCCATTCGGCACTTCCCCGGCTAGTTTATATGTGTACATTTCTACGATAGAGCTGCCTTGGGTTAAATCCAAGATGCCCTTCATGTTGTAATTCTGATGGAATGGCTGCCAGCGATGCTTGCCAAACGGTACCGTAAGGATAATGTGTCCTTTCGGATTCAATACCGATAAGGCCTTTTCATACCCCTTTCGGTCATATCCTTGTCTAAAAACCACATCTGATTCAGTACACTGCGGAAAGTGCTCCAATGATGATAAAAACATGACAATGTCAAATGTTTCATTGAAAGGCAGGCTAACGAAATCGCCCACATATTTTCCGCCTCGGAAATCGCATATGTTGTAATTTACCTGATTAGAAGAGATGAAATTGTAAAAAGCCTCCATCTCTTGGGATTTTGTAGGTACACCTCCAACATCTAAAATGCTATTCGACTTGCGATGATATTTTTGCACCATCTCTAAAACGAATTTCGTTTCGATAGTTCGCTCGCTTCCGGCGGTATTGGGGTAGGAATCCAACATATTATTTGATTTTATTCAACCAGTAAGTAAGCAAGTCACGAATAGTGGTTTTCAACTCATATACAGGTTTCCAATTGGTGATTTCTACCAATTCCGAGCAATCCCCGTGTTGATAATGAATGTCGATAGGGCGATAAAATGGTGGGTGTATAATCTTTTCCACATTAGACAACCCACTAGCTTCGATTAACATGTCAGTGTAAACACCCATCTTGTAGGGCACGTCCCCGGATACATTAAATATCTTGCCGTTGGATTTGTCGCTCTGCATTAACAAATAGTATGCATTGACAATATCCCGCACATCCAAAACAACTCGAACAGATTCAAGATTGCCGACGAGCAATTTTTTGTCTTTATACCCTTTCATCATTTGCGCAATTTGATAGGCGTCAGATGATATTGAAAAGGTTTTCCCGCGACGAGGGCCTGTGTGGGAAAATGCACGGGTGATAAATCCTTGAATTTTCTTGTTTTCAAATCTTTCTTGCAAATATAAATCAATAGCAGCTTTACTAGCGCCGTACGGGTTGGCCGGCAAAAGAGTATCTGTGGTTTTTATTTTACGGTGGTCAATGCCGATATTGCCATACACTTCTGATGTGCTACAAAACATCAACTTGCAATCCGGTTGGTTGTCGGAAATCGCCTGAATGAGATTTGCTGACCCCATAATGTTGCTTTCAAAGGTTCCGATAGGATCTGAAAAGCTGGTCGGTGGGTGAGATTGAGCAGCAAGATGGAATACCCCGTCGAACTTTTCCTTTTGGAAAATTCCATTCAATGTACGTAAATTTGTTAAATCGCTGTAGACGAATTTAATTTTGTTGAATTTTTGTTCCGGAACAACGTCTAATATATCCGTTTCCATTCCGTTTGAGCCACGAACTAATCCGTACACTTCATGGCCTTGATCAATCAAAAGGTTGGCGAGATGTGGACCTGCAAACCCAGTTATACCAGTTATGAGATATTTCATTGTTTTTTCCATGGTGTTTTAAAAATTTCGTCTATCGCATTGTGATCCCTTGAAAAGAGGCACAACTTATTTGTCTTCATATTTAATTTTTCTATGATATATGTCAACGCCGACCCTTCCATATGTATTTCCTCGGCATTTTCTATTACCCTGCACCAATCAAAAATATTATACCCGTCTATGAAATTCATGTAAATTTTTTTAATATCGGTGGTAGTATCTATGTGCTTCCATACCGTGTGTGTCGGTGCGGTCCCGACATGCTGGTTTATTAACGCATACTTTTCATTAGAACGATTGAGGTTGGAGAACAATTCGTCTTCTTTAGTGAAATTGCGGTTTAAAGAAAAGCAGCCTTGCCAATTATCCCAATTAACATCTAGTTGAAGAAGAGATTTGACCATATTATACTTAGCTTTCATTACCCCTTCCGGTCCTGCGCATCCATCTAAGGTTATTACAGAGCAATTCTTATGCGGTGTAATTTTTGCTGGTAACGCCTGCTCGTAAATGTCTTTATATTCAAATGCACCGTCCACTGATGGAAACGATATCGGCACAGATGGTGTTATGTACTGAGATAAGCAGACATAGTTTTTATTTACTGGCCATATAATATTGCAATCATTTTTACAATATCTAAAGATAGTCTCTGCTATCTTTAGGCAGAATAAAATATCCCCCAATCCCGCGGGTTGTTTAAAAAGAACCGTCTTTTTCATTTAAAAAGGAAAGGGTAGTGCTTGTATATCCAATCTTCAGGAATGCGATAATCCTCTACTTTTGAAAAGTTTCTTCCGATAGCTTCTTTTTTGGAGTTATAAAGGGCGTCGCCGCTTTTTTGAATTTCCTCAAGGATGCCGCGCAGTTCATTTTTGTCTTGAAAGAAGATAATACCTTCTTTATCAAAGTGCTCTGTTACTGAAGCGTCACCCCAAAATAAGGGAATGGTTTTCGTTGCGAAGCAATCTACAATCTTTTCAGTCCAATATCCGGGTTGGATGCTGTTTTCAATTGTAATTGAAAATTTGTAAGGTGACAAAGCGTCTTCTTTATTTTCGATCGATTTATAACCATGTCCGAATACATCAAAAGCCCCCGCCATTTCCGCAATAATTTCATGGCGCAAACGATGACCTACCGTGGTATTTTTACTGGACGCTATAATCGAGGTGTTTTTTACCTTTGGAGTTTCAATGTAATGGTTAATCCAACAACGACCATGGGGATAGTAGATGAAATTTTCTCCGCGATTGATCAATTCTGTATCAAATGTCAAGACATAATCAAAAAGGCGGTTGTTCGTGGATATCCAATTATAGACGTGGGGGTGGATAGCGCGTGGCTCTAAAATCCAAGCAATTTTGCGTTTGACGTGTTTAGCCTTTATAACATCCGGCAAGCACATATCCGTAATGAAACAAGAGTTGCTTACTAATTCGTTGCGGAATACCCACTCTACAAATTTATTAGTTCCTTTGTGGCATGATGACGGTTCCCCGTCAAAATTTTTATCGCGTATGTTTACTTTTACCATGTTTTGATATATTCTTCCAATTGTTCTTTATTCATCGATTCCACCTTAGTAACAATCTGATGGTTGTTGCTATAATGATTATGTTGGCTTTTATCCTTCGCTACAATTTCATGTGGTAGATGAAATAGATAAGCATCGGGCGTATTGATTTTAGTTACCATATACCCTAAACGATGCACGCGGGAAACTATTTCATTGTCTTCATACCCCCAGCCTACAAAAAACGGATTGAATCCATTATATTTGCGGAATGCTTGTCGGGTTGTAACTACACAACCCCCAACTGAGTGAACTCCTGCTAATTGAAAGAACGGATAGTTGGTCAATGGAACGAGACTATGCCAATGCGCAGGCAGTAAGGCTTGCATTTTTTCCATAGTGATGCCATCTGCCAGTTGCGCCTTTCCTTTGTAGTTCAAATACAACGCCGTGCCATTATAAGCAACACAGATACCGGGCGTTCGGTTAACGGTTTCTACGGCAGTTGTAATGTGTTTAGGGTCAACAACAATATCAATATCCAGAAAACAAAGGTTATCAAATTTAACGCATTGAAACCCTAAATTGTACCCTAAACATTTTCTATGTGGGCCACCATTCTTCAAAAGAACATACGAATCACCCTCTTGAAGGTCTTGAAGCGTGGGTTCTTTTGCTTCTTCAACAAAGACAAATTGACAACCCGGGAATTGTTCTTTGTAAAATTTATACACTAATTGATAGTTCTTTTTTCTTTCAATTGTGTCTTGTCTGTAATGCACTATGAAACTAATCATAAAAATTTAGATTTTTGCTAATTTGCGTTGGCGCTTAATCCATTCAATGACCTCTTCTTTAGTATGAAAAGGTGGATTGTTGGGATAATGACCATGCTTGGTGAGATACTTTTCTCGTCCACCGTAAACATTCTTATGCCATTGGTCCTTTTTATCGGCAATCGAGGATTTATCGATAGCACCCGGTGCTTCTGTTAACATCTCATGGCTATTAGCGAGATCCGCAAAATACCAAAAGGGTGGATGATATCCGGCTTTGATGATGCGATACGTGAGGTCTACGTGTTCCCAGGCATTGTAAAATTGCTCATCATGTAGTCCGACCTTTTCTAGGACCACTCGATGAAAATAAGAAAACATAGCTACGGTATGCTCGTAAAGTGCCAATTTAATTCCAGAGGGGTATTCGAAGATTAATCGGGGATTCGGTGCTGAATCCTGTTTGAGGAGATGGCGAGTGTCTAAATCAATGCGGATGTTAGGATCTTGTTTGCGATTAAACGGACTGCCCGGTCCGTAATTAAAATGGAGAATGCCAGACTCTTTAGCAGCATTGATATAAGCTTCAAAGACCTTCGGGTCTTTAACAATCATGTCATCTTCAAGAAGGAAAATATGCTCACAGCCTTTATCCAAAAGATATTTCAATGCATCATTTTTACTAATGCCCACGCCAGTATTATTCGCGTGATGAATCCAATGAGCGCTATTGTAGGGGGATAATTCATATTCTGCTTGGTGTTTGCCGTCGTTAACTACGACCAATTCATCGATTTTATCCTTAGGAATACTATTGAAGCATTGGCTGAAAAAATCAAAGCGATTACAGGTTACAATACCTAACCCAATTTTTGATGGCATAATAATTATGTTAACGTAAATAATATAAATGGCAACGAATCAAGTCAACATTATTAACCTGTCTAACCTTCCAGAGGCGCAAGACATTACAAGCGGTAATTTTCTTATCGTACAAAATGATCTCGGAACCCAGATTATTGATTGGGACAACGTGCCGGCAGTGCGACAAGACGCACAAGGAAATGCTAGCCTGACGGGCACTCTTACTGCCACCGGTGTCATTGCCGATAACGTTGCCGTAGACAGCTTATCTGCGGAATATATTACCAGTAACGGGCTTCCGGGTGTTTCCTATCAAAATCAATACCTAAACACCTTCACCTTTACTCATGGTATTATCACTTCTGGTGGTTTTGTCATTGGTAGTCCAGAGTATCAAGACTTGGTAACTAATGTCATCCCGGCAGCAACTGCTTATTCGGCTGGTGTAGCTCAAGCGGTCTATGAAGTCTATGCGAATAACCTAGCGGGTATTCCGACTAATTCACTATCAGCTAACTTGACATTTACCGTGTTGCCATCAGAAATAAATTACACTTCTTTTAATTCGGTAGATTTTAATATTGGTTACACCGGAACTATTGCATTATCCACCATTCCTTATATTTCCAATATTGGATCGGATATTAACAACAATCTCACGGCTACCTTGTTTTTAAGACAGCCAGCACCTAGCCCAGGATTTAATGCGAACGACTTTACCGTGAAGGTAACCAAACACTACACGGTATAAAATAGAAGAGCTTTACACAGCTTTTTGAAAGCCGCTTTGGGGTTCATGCCCGCTTTAATAAGCCGGGCATGTTCTTTTTTGAAGGCCAGAACAAATTCCTTACTCAATTCAAAATTACGAGGATAGAACTCCCGCTTGATGTACTTTATGCTTTTGAATTCTTCGGATAATAATTTGTCTAGTTCTTCAAATCTCACAATATTATTTAGGCTTAATATTGCGTAACTTCTTAGGATCGAAGGGGGCTAGAGGGTCAAATTTGTCCAATGGATCCAACTTGTCTTGGATTTTGGCGCTGAGAATCTTGCTCTTTTCCTTTTTAAGCTTGGTTTCCTCGACGGAAGCGTCTTGCTGGTCTCGGATGAGACTTTGCATCATGTCCAGGTTTTCCGGTGAAAGGATGCTAGCCGCGGTGTCAATAACGTCTCCTTGTGTATTCAGATACAGTTTAACCATCTCAATACGCTCCAACGGACTACCGAAAATCTCAATAATCGGCGGTGCGTCATCCTTAACAAAGAACGGACTGACACCTCTTTGCTGTTGATATTCGATTGCTTTGAAGATGTTATCAATTTCGGCAATGAATTCCGGATCTACATCCCGGTTTTCACGCTTTTCCAAAGGAACCGGCGCAACTTTGGTGATTGGGGTGAAGAAGATAATGTCCAAAGCCCGCAAGCTTTCTTTGACCTTCTCAATGCATTCTTTCACAAACTCTGCATCAATCTCTTTATTACCCTTCTCGTGTGCCCAAAGGGTGAACACCAAATTATCTAATGGACACCGATCAAATAGAATATTATCACTCTTTTTGGTTTGCTGAATGTCATCAATCAAACAATCTAAGATAATGCGCTGACTTTCTTTGGTTACTTGTTTGTTAAGACTAAGTCCCTTTTCTTTTGCTACACGGCGATAGGACTCATTAGAACGACGATACATCGGCCATTCCTTAATGATGTCATTGATAAGTGTAGATTTTCCTTGATTGGCGGCGCCAATGATAGCAATTCTCATAAAGATATTTTATCTGTGATTTGGTTTAAATCAAACCTTCAAAGCCTTGTTTAATTATAAATTATGTGATTAAACGCGAAGAGCTCGGTTCCAGATCATTAATTGCAGGCGCGGGCTGAATTTGAAATTGTTCTTTTTGCACATTTCCGCCACCCACACGCTCTGCTCATTCTGTTCTTCGCGGGAGCCGCAGCAAGGCATTAGCCAAACCTGATTGCGAGTAATGAGACCGGGTTTGATGTATTTTTCAATAACTTCGTCCACATCTTCTTCGGTTCGAACCACGAATTTAAAGCAAGCATTGGCTTGTGATAGGAGCTTCAACACCTCCGGTTTGTATCGTTTTTCTTCTGGATCGCCATTGTTAGCCAACTTTGGTGAACTAGTGAAGGTGGCAATGTCTAACCAAAACGGATCAGGTGCGATAGTGCCGTTGGTTTCAAAATCAATCAAAGGCATGAACTCATATCGCTTAGCAAAGGCTTTGACTAATTCAATTAAAGCCTTTTGCTGAATAAAAGGTTCACCACCGGTAATTTTCCAGATAGCGCCGTTCTTTAACCGAGAAATCATACTATCAAAGGTATAAGGATCCAAAACTTCCATCGCCTGAAAGATCTCATCAAACGATTTCTTGTTCTTGACCGACCAGCTAACAAAACTGTCACAACCAAACGGTGAATCTTTGCTTTTAAATCCTTGGCAAGTGAGATTGCACATGGACAATCTCATAAAAACGGATGGGCATCCTACGTAACGGCCTTCGCCTTCAATGGTGTAAAAGATAAAATCATCAGAAAGAAATAAATCACTCATACTCCTATTATAGGATAATTTTTTACTTAATCAATCCCTTTGCTTCCATTTCTGCTAATTCTTTCATAGCTTCTTCTGGGGTAAGGACTTTATGGTCTGACGGTTTAGGATTGGCCTGGGGATTGCGAACGGGTTGATTGTCTACAGACAAGGCAGCCAGCTTAGAATACACCTCTCGTTCAAGGTTAACCGTTTTTGGATCCCGTTCTCGAATGATAGCAGACTGCATTTTGCTTTGATTGATATGCTCTAATTCCAGAGCCATCGTTAAAGCAAATTTGCGTATATCATTCATCAAACACCCCAGCTAGTGCCTTTAAATGGATTGTTCCAGCCATGAGAAACTTTAGAACCGACTTCTGCTGGTCGTGAATTTCCAGGAGCAGGAACAACGGGGTTTCCGACGGGAGCCGGTTGAGATTGTGGAGTTGTCTCCACAGCTGCTGACTGGACTTTTTCTGAAATCACTTCTGGAAGCTCGGATTTGACTAAGCGAGTCTCGGCTTTACAATTTTCACAGACATAAAAAAGATATGTAGCCTCTAATGACAAGGCTGGATTCTTTTCATCTGTCTCTTCCAACTCGACTTGACGTTCACAGTTTTTACAATTAACAACCTTTCCTACCCACCAATGCTTGACTTCCGGTTTACCACTTTTAATGACTTTCATGTTAGTAATTATACCCGCAGAATGATGAAATCACTGGGCTGGGCTTTGGAATTAAAGCCTCTGCTAGGATGCGGTTAACCGTGTCGTCAAAGCTTTCTTTCACTTTTTTGCTCTTACCGGCTTTGCTAAGCGCGATGGCGATCGCTTGTTTGCGAGCTTTGTCCTTGTTAGCGGGTTTAGACGTTCCTATTTTACCTTTCTTTTTGAAGGTGTGCATTAACTCTTTAATGTTAGAGCTTACAGCTTTTTGGGATTTACCAGTTTTGAGGGGCATAAATTTAAGGAGTAGCGGCAGCTTTCGGAATGAATTTTACTTTATACAACTGTACTTTAGCTGCACCCATGTTGCGTTCCACAACCCCCACAATCTCGCCAGTAACTTCTTCTCCGGTTTGAATGCCTTCTCCGGTAATGGTGTCACCTACTTTGCGAACACCGGAAACGGAAGCCACCGGAATGTAATCCGTGTCAGGGCGGGCTTTGGAATCGATTTCAAAGGCACCCGTTTCAAAATTGAAAAGAAAACTAGGGTTGTGTCCGGATTCTTTTTCGTTTTTGATATATTTGCCTTCGGGTGTCACGTTACTGACGATGTATTTTCTAACAGAATAATATGGCAGCTGTGACTGATCTACCGTCATCACCATAGCTAAATTAGGTTGACCATCATTTCCCGGAGCCGGGTTAGCCATAATCGTGTAAGCAACTTCTTTATTGCCGACATTTTGGGTATTGGTAATTTTACCAATGTAATCCCCATAATACATTGTCAGCATTTTAATTTGATCGCCTGTCTTTGGCCATCCATTCGGCACAGCCAACTTTTGATAATACTTTTCCAAATCTGCTTGACGTTGGCCTTGAACTTCTTTTTTAAATCCTTTAGCACCAGCAACCGCGGCTGCCATGGTGCCGTGTATGGTTCCAAATTGGTCTAACTTATTAGCCAACCCCTTCGGATCAAAGATTACTTGCTTACCTAGGTTAGCCAAATTCTTGCCAGCAACCTTCGCTGCGGTTTTTAATACCCCGCCAGTAGGAGGCTTGACGGATTTGATTTTCGGTTTAGGAGCGTCTGCCTCTGCGACTAAAACCAAGTCTTTGAAATTATAGCGCTTCATGATTTTTGATGAATTCTCTGTAGAAATTTACCTTTTCGGCGTCGGTGGTGCCGCGCATTTTTAAAACCTCTTCCACATCTTCAAAGCGAGCGGCGTTGACAATATTAAAAAAGGAAGGATCGGAATCCAAAAGCTGTAACTTATTCAAGAGAAAGTATTTAAAATGATCTAACAGACCGGGTTTAGCTAAGGCAGCGGCTGGTATATCTACTACCGGAGACCCTTGCTTAATGACCATAACCCGGACGATTTGGGCGTTTTCTTCCAAAATGTAACCTTCATAACTGTCAATGCTTTTGAAATTCTCGTAAGAAGCATGGCGAGGGTCCACCTTAATTCTTATTCTTTTAAGGTGCTTATGTACGTTTTCAAAAAATACGTGATTAAAGCGCATGTTGTTAATATTATTTACTTGAAAGTAGTATCAATACCAGTATAATAACAATATGCCAGAAATTAAATCTCTCATACCACATGCTAACGGTAACGTTGAGTTCAATTCAGCGGAAAAACGACAAATCATTGAGGAAGCAGCTAAGGCTTATGCTTCCTATTTGGACGCCCTTCGTTTTGATTGGCGTAGTGATCCTAACAGTAAAGACACGCCTATGCGTGTAGCCAAAGCCTTTATCAATGAAATTGCTTCTGGTTGCTACAGCAAGTCTCCAAAGATTACTGCCTTTGATAATGTTGAGCGCTATGATGGCATGGTGTTCCAAGGCGGCATTCCGGTTAAAAGTCTTTGCTCTCATCACCACCTTCCTTTCATCGGCAAAGCTCATGTAGCTTACATTCCCGCGGCTGATGGCAAGGTCATCGGTTTGAGTAAATTAAATCGCATTGTGGAATTTTATGCCCGTCGCCCACAAATCCAGGAAGGCCTGACAGCCCAAATCCACAAAGCTATCGATCAGACCTGCACCGGTAATTTGGGTGTGGCGGTCATGGTTAGTGCCACCCATACTTGTGCATGCTTGCGCGGAGTCAATCACGATGGAGCTTGTATGAAGACTAGTAAGCTCAGTGGTGCATTTTGGGATAAACCGGCAGTCCGCGAAGAGTTCTACAGCTTCGTGAAAGATATGGTTAATAGTCAGTATATCGGTTAAACGTCTAGAGTCGATTTAAACCTCTAGAGTCGATTTGACTCTAGAGGTTTTTTATTTGCTCACGCATTTTGCGAAAGGCGTCAGCTGTCATAGCCGCTGTAACAAGTTTGCTATTTTCTAATTTTTCGATCTCTGCCGTCAATCGAGAGTGCTCTTTGTGGAGCTCTTGTGGAACCGCACTGGGCATGACTTCAATGTGGTGTTCAATTTCTTTTTCGATTATTTGTAATTCTCTTTTAAGCTGAAGAATGTGTTTATCGATTTCTTCATTCTTCAGTCGCACCCGCTCATCATGTTCTTGAGACCAACCTTCGGGTACTAACTTTGCTTTGTTAACGTCAATGACAGCATCCATTTTTTGAATGAAGGGTACACCAAATAGAACCTTTTCGTCATTTTGAGAACGGTCGGCGACGCTAAACGGTTCATTGGAAAAGAATTTTCCTTTGACGCGAACATTCAAAGCAATAACGGGACGCTGATGATTGATACCACCTGCAACCACTTCTACCCAACCGATTTGTTTGAAGCTAACGGTTTTGTCATCAATCGTCTGGAATTTGACAATAACTTCACCCTTTTCATTTTTTGATCGAGATGTGTTGATACCGTGAATAACATTATAACCGTCATTGCCACTATCGATTTTAGCTAAAACCGATCCAATACCATCTATTTCGGCGGGTTCAGAAACCCCTACTACAACATTTTCTGCAAATGCATCATTTTTAGGGGGTTCATAAAGGGTTTCAGAAGGTTCAGTAAAGCCAACACCGATTACCGGTTTTTGTTTTGCAACACCAAAATCAATCAACGCTTGGTGTTGGGTGCGACTCAAATGAACAACGAATTTTTGGTCTAAGGCCGAAACATATTTCTGATAGAAAATTTCCGGTCCCATATCTGTAACCTTTACAAAGCCTTTTTTAGCCATGCATTGATAAACATACTGACGATCTTCCCACATCAATTCTGGAATTTGTAGTACACCACTTTGGCGCGCCCAGGGAAGATGTCCTTGAGGTGCACGGATTATCTGGCCTTTTGGATTTAACCAATACTCCAGATAGCTACCACCCCAACTCTCCACTGCCAGCTGGCGATGGAGAAATTTTTTAAATCGCTTTTCCATAAATTACCAAGTCTTGCAAGCCCAGTAACGAGCCTTAGTGCGAGGACCCGGATTTTCGCAATGATGGCGAGCTCGGAAGCTCCGG